CTGACGCTCCGCTTCTGCGGTTTGCACCGGCTCGAAGTAATCCCGCAGCAGCGCCTGGGCATCCTCCTTATTGCTGACGATATCCAGAATATTCCGGCGCATGGTCTCCCGCATATAGGAAAAACCGTTCTTCTTATCCTTCCAGTAAAGGCTGGAACCAAGGTGCTTGTCGGCTTCGTCCTGCCGTTTCTGCCGCAGCTCAGCCTGGTATTGACGGATCTGGCGGTCGATCTCCTCGTATGCCCGTGTGGTCTCATAGATCTCTCGAACACCTGCCTCGTTGAAGTCCTTTCCTTTCAGGTCCTCCAGCGTAATAATGCCATCCAGCAGCTGCTTGACATAGCGCTGGTCCTGCGTGGATAACAGATGTTTTGCCCTGGCCTTTTCCTTTGCCACGCTGGCCCGTTTCCGGTCCTCAAAAGCCTGCTGGGCTTCCTGGGGATTTTTTAGTCTGGGCCGGGCAGCCTCGACCCGTTCCTGCTCTGCATACCGCTTTACATTTCGCAGCAGTGGGATAATATCTCCTACAGCTACTGTAAAGTCATGCTTTGCCCATTTCCGGAATTCCCCGGCCTCCGGGCCGTAGTATTCATTCAGGCTCATTTCCGTTTTGCGGATACGCCTGGCCACCTCGCCCATCTGAATCAGCTGGTCTGCAGGATGGGTGATTCTCTCCGGAAACAGCTCCGGTGCCAGCTCATGAAGCTCATGGTAAGCAGAATCTACAGGCAGGCCGCCTTCGTTCACAATGCGAAGAGAGCCGAACATACTCTGACGCCACAGGTTAAAGTCGGGGATATTTGCCCGGTCCTGTTCGCTTAAGGTTACTGCGGTAGTACGCAGGTGGTCCTTGATATCCTTGTACTGGTCATAGAATTCCCGCTCCACTACTTTGCCGTTGTCATAGGCGGTATCAAAGGCTTTCGCTATAGCCGCGTCAGAGATCTTCCCGGACTGAAGAAATTCGTCTGCCATCTCCTGCACCACCGGCCGCAACTGATCCCACTGGGCATATCGGGGGATCCCAAGTTGCTCGCCGATTCTGCGGACAAATCGGTTTTCTACACCCTTCAGATAGTCACTGCCCCTGCGGTTCAGCCCCTCACGGACTTTCGATTCGGGGATATCCATGCTTTGCAGATGGGATGAATATGGACTGAGACTAAATTGCCTTTTCTGTTCCTGCGGTTGCTGCGATTCTTCAGTGGTTAATTCCGTCTGCATGGCCTCCTCTGCACCTAGCACCTCGGTATACTCCCAGAACTGCATGCCATACATACCGTTGGAAATATCCTCTGCCCATTGTTCTGCACTTTCCGGATCTGTCTTTCTAATCTCTGCGTATTTTTTAAACTGAGCCGCAATGTTGTTGGGGAGTTTCGACAGGATATTCTGCTTGACACTTTCGTTCTGTTGCGTTATAGTGTTATTAGAAAGTTCCTTTTCAGAAACCGTAGCCTCGGTCTGGCTGCTAGCGGTTTCTGTTTTGGGGCTTTCGTTTTTTATATCGAGCTCCCTGGTAAAAGGCCTTGATACAAGATGTTCTGCGTAGTCAAAGGGTTTACCTTCACGAAATTTATCCGGCTCGAAAACTGTTACAGTCGTGTGATAATCATCCCCGTGGCCATCTTTTCTGATAAACTCTTTATCGATATAACTGTTAAACTCAATAACAGCTACACATTCCTTGCCATTATCCAGTGTCACAAAGAACACAAAATTATCAGGAGCTGGAACACGGATTTTCTGTCCATCTACAATAAGTGTTTTTTTCCTGTTCTGCTGATGAATTACAGCAAATGGTTCATTCAGCTTGTCGATGGTTTCCAGTATTTCATCAGCTGTCATTGCATGATGCCGTATGACAGTTCCGTCTGGCTCAGTATGCTGCCCCTCAATTTGAGATTGACGAGCCTTTTTCGCTTGCATGGCCAACGGCTTATCCGAAATATCTACCCCAGAATATCTTAACGTAGCAATTACTGTCTCAGGAATATGAGCACTGACAGGGAAATATGTATGCTGATCCAGTTGCCCTTTCCGCGCCTTAACCAAGTAATCTCGGGTTTGTGCGTTTGACGTCTTTGCTGGATCAACAATACTCATATTGCCTCTTGAATCCTTGACTACCAAGGAATATTTCACACCGCTTGTACTAGCGGTGTCTTTTTTTTGTTCCTCCGCACCCAGCCGCAGATTCTCCACAATGGCGTTATACTCATCCACGTTCAGATCGCCCCGCTCATAAGCCTCAGTCATCTCAGCAATGGCGGCCTCCAGCTCCGGATCCTCCGCCGCAACCTGAGTTGTGCCCGATTCGGGCACAGTTTCCGCGTTCTCCCGGGAACGGCTTCGGGTCTGTTCCAGCGCCCTGCTGTAGATCTGCCGGGCGTTGGTGAGGAAAACGCGCTCCTGGGCGCTCTCATTTCCAAGCTTTGCCAGTACCCGGTCGATCCAGTTCAGGATCCTCTGGCCAACGCTGGGACTGTCCAGCACTACCTCGGCAATGACCCGCTCGTCCGTCAGCAGATATTGGGAGACAAACTCTGCCACGATTTCCTGATTGGCCTCTGCTTCGTTGCTCAGCGGATGCCCGTGCTGTTCATACTGTGCGATTTTATCTCTGCGCATCTGCTGGACATCCTGCCCCAGGCTGCGCAGCTTCTGGAAGCAGATCTTCTGCAGATCACTGTATACTTCAGACAACTCCGTGCTGTGCGTCAGTTCGTGGGAGAAGGTCTGCAGCGCGGGATCTCCGCCATTGGCGTTAATAAATATTTCGCCGGTTGTCCGGTCGAAATATCCGTTTTCTGTTTCACTGCCGTTATAGAATACAATATTCCGGCCGGTGATGCCTGCCAGACGCTGGGCCTGCTTCCACCGGCTGTCCGTATTGCTTACATTCACCTGGGGCGTGGCAAGCCGCACCGTGCCGGTGCCCTCCCGGAACATCCGGGCAGCCATTTCCGGGTTCGCCTGGGCAAGCCTACCCTTGTCCTCTGCAGTCAGCTGCTTACCTTGCTGGAGCTTCTCCTGCATCTGTCGGGCTACCTGATAGCTGACAGAGTCGGGATCGGAATTCAGACCGGCGTCAACAAACTGCCTGGCTGCTGCATCGTCCATGCCCTTCGCGTTCATCACACGGCCCACTCCGGCGGTCCGCAGGCCGTAATTCAGTGCGCTGCCGCCGCCCAGCACGCCGCCGGATATCGCGCCTCCCAGGGCGTCCAGACCGATGGCAGCGGCATGCTCAGCCAGCACCTTGCCAAAGGCCTCACCCTTGGTATAGCCCGCCTCCTGATACTGCCGGATACCCTGCATCCATTCGCTCTTATCCCGGGACACCACGATGTCTGCCATCAGGTTGATCACGCTGCTGGCAGCTTCCTCGCTTCCTTCGGCCAGCATATTCTTTGCGATGTAACGTCCCACGCTGTCCTTCAGAAGGTCCGTATCCAGCAGCGTTTCCAGGCTGTATTTCTCAGTCAGCGTTTCCGCAAGGCCGGCCACCGTGCCCAGAGTAAATGCCTGGCTGTCGCTCAGACCTCTATCCTTGGCGTCGATCACCGTCTCTGCGGCTGCGCCGGTACCCATAATGGCCGAGGCAGCTGCAGAACTGCCGCCGCTGAGTCCCGCCGCAAGCAGGAAATCGCCCATGCTCATGACCAGCTGATAGCCGAATGCACCGGCCTGTCCCCACTTGGGATTCTTTTCCTGGATCTGCTGGGCCACCGCGTCCCGGATCGCCTTGCCGGTGTAGGCGTACTTGTTGTAGCCTGCGTTCTGGTCAATACGGCGGTCAGCAATATAGTCTGCCGCCTGTCCCAGATAGGCCATGCCTTTCATGGGGGCCATCAGCACGCTCATGCCGGAGGCAACAGCGCTACCCAGCACACCGGCCGAAGCGGCCTGCCGGGCAAAGGTTTCATACTGTTCCCGCTGCCGGGCATTCAGATCACTGCTCAGGAAGTTCACGTATTCTTTTGCCTTCTCCTTGCCCTGGGTAGCGTACAGGTAATTGTAGGTTTTGATTTCCTCGTCGGTCATCTCCATCCGGGCGCTCTGATCCATGCCCGAAAGGGCTGCGCCGTTCTGCTGGTCGATCAGGCTCTGCCTGCCGATGGCAACCGGGTTGCGGTTGATGTAGTCGTATTCCACATCCCCGAAACCGGAGAAACCCGCGTTCATGTCCCACACATCGCTGCCCAGGCGGGTGGACACGTACTTGCTCTTCTCCGCGAAGTCGCTGTTTTCTGCCAGGGCGGCATATTCCTGATTCCGCCCCCACCAGTATTCTTTCTCCAGCGCCTCCAGCCGGCTCACCACAGTTTGATATTCGTTCCGCTTATCCCGCAGACCCCGCTCCAGACCCCCGAACATTTGGGGATTGGTCAGTGCCAGCATGGGATTTGCCTCGAATCCGCTGTAGCTGTTCTGGTAGATCTGCAGCTCGGCTCTCAGCTTTTCCGCCTGGGTCTTTGCCGCGTCCAGTTCGCCTGCCACGTCTTCCGGTTTGCGGATGGTGGCCAGCCACTGCGCATGCTCCTGCTGCTGCCGCACTGCGTCCTGGAGCTGTCTGGCGCCCTGCAGGGCCTGACTTTTCCGGGCAATCTCCTGATTCAGCCCGCCCATACCGCCGCCGCTTTGGAATTCCTCGACCTCACCCTTCAGCTGCCGGTACTGTTCACCGCGGGTCAGCATCAGAAGGGGATTCTCGACATACTCATACAGCAGCTGCTCCTTGCGCTCCATATCCCGCCGCCGGTCCTGGAGCTGTTCCAGCTCTTGCTGAGCGACGCCTGTATCCAGGTTCATTTTCTCGGTGTAGTCGGTGTAATCCGCGTATTGGTTAAGCCAGCTCTTCTCGTCGCCGTCCTCAAGCGCTTCGGCGGCAGAGCGCATTTGCTGTACGTCCTGACCATCATACTTTTGCCGCCAAATATCCTGCTGCAGCGCGGTGTTATATTCGTCCTGGCTTTTCCATTGGCCAAAGTATGCCCTGCGCTGCCGGTTCTGATCATCCAGTCCGGAGAGTACCTTGCGGTATTCTGTCAGCGCCTGGTTCCACTCTGAGTAATCCACGCTGCCCTGTCTGGTCTTCAGATACTCGCTTACGGAGTTCGCTTCCCCCAGGATCCTGCTTAGCCGCGCACCAACCTCGCCGCCGTAGTCGGGCGAATATGTCTCCCAGTTTTCAGCATTATAGGATTTCATTTCGTCAATGGCCTTGTAAGCAGATTCAAACCACCGGCTGACGTATCCGGTGTCGATCTCTGAGCTTGAACGCCAATCCTCGAAGCTCTGTACGGTTTTTCCACTGGGTGTCACGATACGGGTACCGCTTCCGGAAGAACGGGTTTTAGCGCCGCCTGTGGCGCTGCTGCCTGCAGAGCTCCTTTTCCATGCTTCGTAGCTCTGTACGCTGCTTCCACTGGGTGTAACGATCTGTTGCGCCATTTGCTGTCACCTCATTTTTTGTAATAACCGCTGTTTAAAAGATTTTGATAGTGATTTGTCATACCGATGCCCTGCGCATTGGCTGTTGCCTGCACCCGTTCGTTTGGCGTAACGTTAGGCTGCGAGTTGATCCATTTCAGTGCTTCGCTGACGCCGTATTTTCTGGCCACATCGGCAGCTTCGTATATGAAATTCCTGCTGCCCCCGGGACCGGTGCTGCCATTGTCCGAGGCAGGCGCCGTATACGCAATGCCAAGCGCGGCCGCGATCTCCGGGGTCATGCGGCCTGTTGCCTTATACAGCGCCACGGCATTGTCGAATTCCTGCTGTTTTACCTGCTGCTCCAGCTGGTAATTCTGCAGCCACTGCCTATAGTCCGTATCCCGATCGTCTCCCAGCTGCTCAAGGGTACCAACCTTGTTCTGGAAATCGTTCAGATATCTGCCGTAGGCGTTTTCCTGAAGACCGGGTACAGCACCCATTAACTGCTCATTGTAGGCGTTTCCCGCATCCACCGCCTGGCGAATCGCATAGCTGGAGGGGATACCCATGCTTCCGGCAGACGCTCTGGCCAGGGCATCCTCATTGGCCCGCTGCCCCTCCCGGAGATAACTCTTGCGCAGCGAAGCATATTGGGGATCGTTGGCAATGGCATACTGGAAGACGGGATTGCTCAGAACGGCATCCAGCGCCGCCTGGTATTCGGTCTGACTGCCATAGCTGTATGCGGGAACCATTCCGACACCCTCCGCTGTCGGGGCGGAAGAGCTCCCTGTAGGCTCTGTCATACTGGTTCCGGTACCGACCCGGTTCAGATCCGGAAGCGTCGGCGCGTCCTGCCCAAACGTCTGATGCAAAAGCAGGTCATTGGCATACTTCTGCTGAATGGCATCCAGCTCAAGTTCCTGCTGCTTCTGCCACTGGGCCTGGTCGAACGCCTTATCTCCGGCCGCAGCCTCCAGCTGGGAGTTTCGGATCTGAAAATCCTTCAGGTACCGTTCATAGGCATCCTGCTCCAGCTGGGGGAGAATATCGTTGAGCTTCCCGGCGTAATAGTTGCCCGACTGCCCGGCGGCCGCACCGGCGTAACTGGGAATGCTCCCGGAGCTGACAGCGGGGTTGTTCAGCGTCCGGTCCTCCATACCCTGATTATCTGCCAGGTACTGATCCCGCATTCCGGAATAGGTGGGATCCTGTTTGTAATCGTAGCTGTAGGGCTCAAATTCTGTCACACCCTCCAGAGCCTTCTGGTAGGCGTTCTGCCCGGAATAGCTGTAACCCGGTGTGGACTGCGGGACGGCGCTGCTGGCCGTCCCGTCTGCCGTCACAGGCCCTGCCGCAGTGCTCACCGCGGTCGTTGCGGTATTGGCTGCCGTGGTGGTAGGCAGAGCGCTGTAGGTTTTCCTCAGCTGGTTCACAGCCTCCTGCGCCAGCAGCTTCTGTTCCGAGGTGGTGGCTCTTCCGGCATCCTGCTGCAGCTTCAGCATGCTCAGGCCGTATTCCGGGCTGCGCTGCGTAATGGTAAGGTCCTCCGGAGAGAACGCATTCAGCATACCGGCATTTTGCGCAGCTGTGAGAAAATCGTCATAGGTATAGTTATTAGGCATATCAGTTCCCTCCCGGCCTGGATTTCAGTTCAGACCCAATATAGTACTCCCGGGACAGCGAGTGGATAAGCGCTTGCCCGGTACCGGTTATTTTAATTCTGCAATGGTCACAGCGTCTTGGAACAAGAGGCAGCGTGTAGCTTCTCTTCACATCTGCGGTCAGCTTTTCTCCGGCCTTGGTCCAGTAGTCTTCTGAGTCATATCGGATCCAGACCTGAGCCTCTGCGTCGCGCTCCAACTCGATGCGGATCTGCAGGCGTCCCACATTCTTTTTGTTTGGGTCCTGCTCTGTGAAATCGGAAAACTCAGCAAACCATTCAAAGCTGCCTTCCTCCGTCACATCGGCCAGTTCCGCGGTATCACCCGTAACCCAGATAGTTCCCTCCGTGTCCAGCATATAGAGCCGGCCCTTCCATCCCACGAAATGCGTAATTTGTTTGTTATCTTCCTTGTGCCACATTCCGGTCTGGCTGTCATAAACATAAAGCCAGTACGCTCCGTTTTCGTCCTGCATGCTGGCGTAGTACTTCATGCCGTCCGAACCGGCCACAGCATTTCGGAATCGCATGGTTCCGAAGTCCTTGCTGACGCTCTGGGGAACACCGCCGGTGTACGACATGATTCCATTGCACCCGAGATAAAAAAGTGTCTCACCGGCAACGGCAAGGCTCTGCGCACTGTCATCCATCAGACCCAGGCTTGCACTGCCCATCATCTCAAAATTGGATGGAAGTGTGCCGTAGATTTTATAGATATGCTCTTCCTTGAAAAAAGTCGGGTACCCGCGGTAGGAGATGCAGCCGGTCAGCTTTCCCGCGCTGCCGGACTCCACCGCGTAGGAGTCGCTGGCCAGACCGTCGAATACATTCCAGTTAAAGATATCACCCAGCTTGGAGGCGTATATGGTTGTCTCCGAACATCCCCAAAGCCGGTTTTCATTTTCACAGGCATACAGAAGATCCGGAACGTCTCTGCTGATCTGCAGTGCACCTGCTTCGGTATAACCCTGATTTTCCTCCAACGTAAAAATGTTTTCGTAAAAGTAAAGCTTATCTCCGTCGATCTCCCGGATGATGGCTGTCTGATTATTTTCGGGGTGCGTCTGACATCCCGAAATGGTTACTGCGTCGCCCTCCCGGAAGTGATCACTCCAGGCGATGCCCTCAGCCTGTACCGCATTGGCATCTGCAGCTTCCCCGAAGAGTCTGCCATTGTCAAAACGCAGATGGTCACCCTCCCATTTGCTTTCCAGTTTTCCAAAGGTATCACTCTGGATATTGTAATAGCACTTATCCGGCAGAATGATGATGTACTTGCCCATGGCGGCAAAATTCTTAAGCCCCTCCGACACCTTGCCCTTGGCGTCACCCTTATAGTAGAAGGTCTCGTCCTCAATCCAGCAAAGCCCGTCCAGGCAGAACAGACCGCCGGGATGATTCAGTGTCTTATATTTTCCTCTGCCGGCACGGGTTGCCAGCAGAGGGTAGTGGTCACCTGTCATATTCTGCATATCCCAGAGCTCGCCGTCGCCGGCTCCCACCCGGTGCTTCAGTCCGCGAAACCGCACCTGAGTGCCTTTGCCGTACCGCTCTGCATATTTCATACTTGGCAGCTGCATAGCCTTTCCTCCTTATTCCAGCAGTGTTCCGTTTATGTATATCTTACCCACCAGCCTGAGCTCTGCCCCATCCCTCCCGATGGTGGCGTTTCCGTTTCCATCTGTGGATATCAGACTGTCCAGTTTTTCTAAGGATACTGCATGGGCTGAAAGGGATTCCCCCTGCGTCTGCAGGTCACTGCCTATCTCTTCAAGGCGGCGATCCACCTCCTCGGCCCACGTATCCAGGGAGGTCAGCTTACTGCGGATACTCCCAATACTGTTTTTTAAACCATCAATATCCTCGATGATCCCTGCGAGCTGCTTTTCTACATCCGCTGTGGTTTCGATCTGAATGGTCTTCAATGCTGCAGAGTTAAAATTCTGCGCGTTCAGGTTAGACAGCTGGTATTTAAGACCCTCTGCCAGCATATACATATAGTTGAGCATTATATTGCACTGATCCCTTACACGCTCCTCACCAGTAAACGTGGGAAAGCTGGCATCGATCAGTGACCATGCAGAAGGCATATCCATTCCTCCATTTCATACAAAACGGGACGGGCGTTGCCCGCCCCGTCACAGGGTATATTATTTCAGCAAACCGGAATCATCCTCAAAGTCGAAACCCAGGGTGGCATAAGAATCCACACCGTCGTCCGGTGCGGGATAAGTGTTGCCTGTGCCCGAATCGGGCACAAATCCCTTCACCTGTTCATAATCTGCATCCAGGGCGCCTTCGCCTACAGCCTCAACCGCTTTCAGACTGGCATTCAGCAGTCTGGGCAGCCAAGCGGGCACCCTTGCTCCCATTTCGATAGCATTCTCGATGATGCTGCCGATCTCCGTAATGATGTACCACATAGTTACCAGAGGGAAGATCACCATGGGCCAATGGAAGCTGATCACATCATGGGGCAGGTTTTCACAGGCCATCAGCAAAACAAAGTCTGCGATCATGCAGGCCACGACGATCAGTGCCATACCGGCCTTGTGGCCGATGCCCTCACGGGCCATGGAGCTCTTCCAGGTACCGTTCTGCCGGGCTGCCAGGGTGCCGGAGAGGTAGTCCAGCGCCATCAGCGCCACCCATACCAGCAGCATAATGACCCGCCATCCCAGAAAGGATGCCAACGCCGCAAAGAATGCTGCCATTGCTGTTTTGATCATTACCATATTCTCATTCATTTCAGTTTCCTCCTATGTAGTTACTGATTTTATCGCAATAAATGCGTCTTTAAATCCCGCGGCCCTTACCCGTTCCAGCTGGGCCTCGGCGTTGCCGCGCACCCGGTAGGCACCCAGCTGGACGCAGTACAGCGTATCGCCGGCCACCGGCTGCTGGGGTTGCGTATCCTCACGGGCCGTCCAGAGCCGCCTGTTGACTTCCTCTGCAATATAGGGGAATTTACTTTCCAGGTACGGACCGGGGCACTGTGTGGCAGCAAACCACTTGTGCATGGTCAGATTGCCGGACTTGTCTCCGGTGAAATTCAGAGCCTCAATGCCGTTACGCTGGCAGATGTCCACGCACAGGGCAATGAGAGATTCCATGGCGGCATCGGATACGTGCCAGTCCGGCTCTCGGCTGTCGTTGGCCACTTCGATAGTGATTGCCCGGTGGTCATTCTCCCGGCTGGAGGAACACCAGGAACGGTTTTTTTCCTCCACATACATTCCGATCCGGCCGTCAGAGCCGATGCCATAGTTGGAGCTGCCCTGCCTCTGGGGATCCGCAAAGGCGGCGCCCAAGGATTCTATGGTCTGATTTCCTGCCATGTGATGGATCGTAATGGTATCGATCACATGATTTCGGGGATTGTTGCTGTTGGGAGATATCCGGGTAAATACTGCAAATGGACTGTTACTCACGCAGCCGCCTCCTTACAGTGTAAATGTGATGTTTGTGACATTCACATAATGGTCCTTGTCGCCCGCCCAGTGATTGCACTTGAAATAGCAATTTCCCGACACATTGGAGATGTCCAGGGTATAGGTTTTCTCAGCGGTATCCGGCACCGTATGCGAGATCGTTGCCACGCTTGTGTTGGACGAATTCAGCAGGCTGATGTTCATTTTACCGCTGGACCAGCCCTTGCCGGTGACAGAGATCTTGTTATAGGGGGTAACATCAAACAGCTTGTCGGAGGTATACGTGTAATTGGCCTTGAGGTTCAGATGGCTTCCGGTA